CGGCTTCGGCTTCGGAGTCGTGTTTATAGTCGATCGCAAGGTCAATTCCCCGAACCTTTTTTTCGAAATTGTCTCGCATTCGATGAAGCATCGATTCGGTCACTTTAATTTCGCCGAATTGGGCGTGATGAAAAGTGCCGACGCGCAAGAGTTGAACCCGGTCGGGAACCCTAACGTTTTCCGTGTTCGTGTTCCGTTCTAAAACAGACCTTAGTTGTTCGTCGAACTTAATTTCGATGGGGGGGAATCTGAAATCCATATTATCCGATATTTTCCCCATCAGTTATTTTCGTCAAGTCTTCACCAAACTTAATTTGTTTTTCCATTGTCTCGATTTGTTTTTCCGTTCCCGTGGGTCTTAATCCTCCGGGATTCGGCTTCGGGTTTTTTTGACCGACAAAACCAGGAACCAAATATGATTTGCAATTATGATGCAACGGGGGAAGGTATCTCGACGCGCCCGGTTGATCCGGGTAAAATGTTTTCCCCTTTAAATTTGTGCAAATATCAGTTTTGGGGTTTGGATTTTCAAAAGTTAAAACCTCGATTGACTCGTAAACATCGGGCGCGAAGAAAAAGGAATTTCGCGTTGCATTAATAACGGATGAAACAATATTAGTCGCGCCGACATAAACGGCCGGACCTATAACAACCGAATCCACGACATCAAAAAGTTCTTGTTCTAGCTCCCTATGATTTCGCATTGTGGCAACGCTGTTTGTATAGTGAAAGGAAAGGGTTTTGCTAAGATCATTTAATTGGGCTTCGCTCAAAAGGTCGGCTTGATTAATAACGTTTTCCCGAACTTTAGGGGGAAGCTTTCCGAATGCCTTTTCGAGTTTTCTTCTTTTTTCCTTTTCGGTGTCTTCATGGAAGCCGAAGAATTCGACCGGTTCGGCAAATTTATATTTTCTAAGTTCGGGGGGCGCTTCGTTTTGAACTTGGTTCAATGCTTCGATTGCGACTATTGCAAGACCCAGTTTCAAATCAAGCTTGAATGAACCCACGCCCGAAAATTCGACCTTTTTTGCTTCGCTTATATGCTTTCCGGGTGGGTTATTCTTAAAGACCTTAGATAATTTTGTGGCCTTATCTTTACCGATCGCGTCAAGATGAAATTGCAAAAGCGCCTTTAAGTCATCGTCATAGTGATCGATCAACTTTTTAGGGTTGCTAAATTTCTCTCTCGAAAAAACGCTTTTTTTTTTCTCGGAAAATTGCGCTTCGGCCACGGGTTGAGGCGTCGAATCGTCCGTGATTCTTTGCCCATCCGTGGAAGCCTCCGGCAAATCATAACGCATTCGAACGTATTCCTCCAAACGCGCGTCGGGAATAATGACCTTTGACTCGGTCATCATTTTTATTACTTCCGATAATTCTTTACCTGCCTTGTCACGGATTCCTGAACATTTTATTTTTGGATATTCCTTTTGAGGCCCAAAATTCAAATCGATTATTTCTTTCACCGGACCGTCGTTTAAAACTTCGCAAATTAGTTCGGAGATATGTTCAATCCCACTTAAAAAGAAGTCTGATAAATCTTCGCTTAAAGCATAGGAACCCGAACCGGATTGCCCCAATAAAAGGAAGTTCGCCATAAAAGCATTTATCATTTCAGCGTTTTCGGCGTCGATTGCGGATTGAACTTTAGAAGGATCATAAGGGTTTGTGTTTAAATCTAGTTCCCATCCTTCGGGTTTAGTAATAAAGTTTTGTTCGTGGGTTAGATATTTTTTAAGTACATTAACCGCTTGCGCGTATTGATCGCCCGCCTCAAGACCTTCGGGAACGGTTAGGATCGGGGTCGGAACCGCAAATTTTTCTAGTCCTATAGCGTTCAATTTTAAATAAACATTTTTTCGCATCCATGCGCCGTAGCATGGGCGAAGCATGGAGACGCCTTCGAAGTTTTCCCCCTCGCGATCAAGGGAAAACAGGGTCAAGAATTGCGCGGGAATGTCCACGACCTTCTGATTATCGCCGAACGCATACTGTGAAACGGATTCCAAAATCCCGTCATCGTCCAGGTTCCAATTTTCAATCGTTCTTTGAGAACGAAACGCGAATGTTTTGTAACATATAACGCGCTCCTTCCCCCAACGCACACCCGATTCGATTTTGTGAACCCTTTCAAAAAGGGAATAACCAAAAGGAACAAGGGTTAAAATCTCATGTAACAGCCCACGCCATGATTTGTCGTGATCGTTAAAGAAAACGTGATCGATAAAATCGGCTTTCACCTGGTCTTCGGTATTATCGGATACCGCGTCAACGGACCATTTCGCGCCTTTAATTGGATTTGTCACGGCCATTAATGCCATTTTAAGTTTTGCATCGCTTCGGCGCATTTTATCGAAAATATCGGCGCCTTGCGTACCTTGAAGTGTGCTTAGATATTCCTCCGAAAGAATACCCGAAATTAATTCCGTTCCCGACGAACCGACTTCCTCGACATGAGGCGAAACCTTGACGCGCTGCGGTCCTTCGTTGAAGTTGATTTCGTTCTTTCGTCTAAAAATATCTAAAATTCCCATAAATTTTACCAATTATTCGAACCGCCGGAATTTACCAGGGTTCCGATTGTTTCCGCTCCGCCCGTTGCGCCGGACATCTTCGCAAATGATCCTACTTTATTAATACTTTTTCGACCATAATTTGCGAGCGCAAGTGAATCGCTATTATCGGGCGATCCCCTCCCTGTCCGTTTCTTGTAATCATCCTTCGATTCTATTTGATACCGACCACGCGAGTCAAACTTATAAATTATTGTTGGAAGTTCTTCCAAATAAACGGAGTCGGGAAGGATCGACAATTCGTTTTTTAAGTCCTGGCCTAGCTCAACAAAAAGTTTTGCCTTTAAATTTGAATAAGTCTTTTTTTCCGACTCGATGGGTACTTGCGCGCCGAAGTGGACTGGTCTTAGCAAGGTTGATTCCGGGATTATCCCATCGCGTCGCCGTTCTCTAAGTTGATCGGATACACCGGCGCCGATCCCGGTTGCGTCAATAACCACAACTTCATTTTGACGCCGTTCAAGGCTATTTATTAAACGAACGATTCGGCCGGTGACTTCCGAAGTGTCGGCTTTTGTGAGTTCGATGCGTTGCGTTTGTTCGTTTCCTTCAATGACTGTTATCACGGTTGAATCGGTTCCAAAATGCGCGGGGTCAACCCCTATAAATCGCCCGCCTTCCGTTGAAGCCTCGCGATTTTGTGCGGTTTCAACGTCATGCATTTTAACAATGGCATTGGAATCCTCGTCGGGAAATTGGCCTAAAACTTTTGAGATAAAAAGAGGATGCTCAAAACCCCACCTTAAAGCCGAATTGATAACCCATTGCATCGTAATAAGTTTGGGTTGCACAACTTTATAATTTTTGATTTCGTCCAGGCGCTCATCGTCGTCTGTTATTTCCCGAATTCGATCCGCTTCGCGCTTTAATTGTGCGAGATTCGAAACGCCGTTTTCAATAAGGTTCGGCGAATCGAAACAACTAATTTTTATTTTCTTAAAAAGCGGGTTCGAAAAACATTTAAAGAATTCGCTCGACCTGGAAGTCGGATTCCCGATCGCTATGAATTTAGTATTCGCCGAAGTTAGCATTCCTTCGGCTTGAACCCATCGTTTCGGATGAACACCGGTTGCCTCATCAAAAATGATTACAACCATGTCGCCATGAAAACCTTGAAACCTGGACCCCGTTCCCTGGCCTTCGCCCGAACCGGCGTCATCTTTTGGGGAGGTTCCAAGCGCGAACCAATCGGGCGAAATTTTCCATTCAACGTTTAACATGGAACCACCTAAAGGCGTGGCCGAATCACGAAAACCCGAACGGATTTCAGCCCACAAAAGCTTTTCGACTTGAAGGAATGTCGGTGCGGTCGTAATTATTTTACAACCGGGAAAACTTGATCCAAGCGCTAAAACAATTCTTGAAAGGGTGAAGGTTTTTCCAACATCGTGGCACGCTGAAATCACCACGCGGTCATAATTGGAAACGGCTTCGCAAATTCTTTTTTGGTAAGGTTCTAGGGTTTTGATCCCCTGAATTTCTTCGATATGGAAAACAATATCATTTTGAATTTTATTTATTTCATTTTCGGATAACGTCACGCGAAAAGTTTTAAAGCCTCTTTATAAAGTTGCAAGCCGCGTTCGAAAGTTAATCCCGCTTCGATTGTAATTCTTTCAAACTCGCGACCGTGTTTCGATGTTTCCTTTTTTTCGACTTCGATTTCTTGGGCTAACCTTTTTAGTTTTGAAATATCCAGGTTAAACCCGCGCGCTATTTTCTCCAGGGTTTCGGTCGACGGGATCGATCCGGCGCGATTGTGTTCAAGCGCGCCTAAGTATCCATGGGATAATCCGCATAGGTGAGAAGCCGCACGAAGGCTTAAACGCTCGCCTTCCCGCGCTTCCTTTATAAGTGTTCCAAACGTTTCCTGGTCGTTTTTAGCCATCCCCCCCAATTAAGCACAAAAAACCGAATGATTACTAGCATTAAAAAAAGGGTTGACGATACCTGACTATATTGCTATGATATATACATATCAAGCAATAAAGCTTGAAACGGAGAAAAAGAGAATGAAAAGAAAAACAATGAAGAAAAAAACAATGAAGAAAAAAACTACCCGATTAGATATTGACTTAATCGACTGGATACTTTTCTTAAACATCGTGACAAAAAGCCCTAGAGAAAAAATCAACCCTGAAGACAATTCTAAAAATATCGGCCATTATTATCACGAAAAAATCGGTCGCAAGCATTGTGTTATGCAAGTGATCGGCAAAAATGGCGAATCAAAAGAAGTTCTAAGCGCCGGGACAAAAAAAGCCCTCCTTCCCCTGGTCATTGCTATGGAGGAAGAAATTAAGGGAAATTCGAACAATAAATAAAAAGTTGACAATACCTGATTAATTCGATATGATATATACATATCAGGCAATAAACCTGAAAGAACGGAGAATGAAATGAAAAAAAGTCGATTGTTAACAAATAGAGAAATCGTGATTGAAACGATGCATTTCAACGGGAAACTCAATCACCTTTTAACTCCCGAACAGTGGATCAATGCTTATCTTCTTTGCGATGGATTTGGAGGTATTGACTATGGGTTCGCAAAAGAACAGTGTTTTGACTGGTCGCACGTTAGGGATTCAAGCGAAGAAGCCCTCGAAGTCGTTGCAAAATTTATTCTATCAAAAAACTAAAAACCAAAACGGAGAATGAAATGAAAAAAACAAAAAGCGAATCAAAAATAAAATTGGCAAAACAGTTCAAGCGCGTGCGCGAACAAAAAAAGGAAATCACCGCACTCGAAAAGGAATTGAAAACTAAGATTGAGGGAATCCTAGGGGATGATGGAGCGATGGATTTCGGCGACTTCGTGATTATCACCGAAGACCGAAGCCGAACCGTAATCGATACCGACGCAATCCTCCGGGATCACGGCGAAGCCTTCTTGAAGCAATACCAGGTGAAAAGTCACTATTCTACCTTGAAGGTAGCAAAGGGAAGGAAGGCGGCTTAATGGGATACCTAAGCGCGTTAAAAGAGGCATTGGATAAAAAGCGGAGGAAATGAAGAATGAATTACTTAATAGCCGTGAAATTAGACGATGGAAACGAAGTTTTTTGTTTTAAAAGCACAAAAGCCAGGGAACGCTTTATTAAAGACCTGGAAGCCCTGGAAATTGAATACGCCACGACCGAAGTTAAAGACCTGGAAGTCATGGAAGGTTAATCGAAGTCATACCAACCGGGCATTAATATGCCTCATTAATGCCCACTAAGCGCGCCTTGAAAGTTAATCCTTTTGGGGCGCGCTTTTTATTTGCCTTCCGACTTTTCGGGTTCCATCTTTTTACCCACCGAGGCCTTAATAATATCGACCAGGGATTTCGCCCCTTCGCCCGGCGTGATTTCCGTTTTGTCCGAATAGCGAAGCCAATTTTTAGACAACCAAATTTGCATGGTGGGATTACCCTCGACCACGGCCTTTCGATACATTGCGCGCTTTAAAGACATTTTCCCATTTTCCCGCGCTTCGGCCAGAACGTCGGAATACCGGCGCTGCAATGTATCAACGCTGCACTTTAAGATTGAAGCCATTTCCTCTTGCGTGCATTGAATCATCGCAAGTTCTTTTAAAAGTTCTTCGTCGATTTTTTTTCTAGGTCTTGCCATAAATTTTATTCAACCGGCCATTCCGGTTCGTATGATTCAATTTGATTCGCGTCGGTCATTAGGTTTAATTTTTCTTCCTCTAATGGAATAATGTCCCTAAGTTTTATTTTTATTGATTCAACTTTTTTTCTATCTCGCGCGCCTGAAGAACCCCTGGAAGAATGATTAACCCAATCGGAATCCGTTTCCTTTAGTTTTTCATTTCGTTGAGTTCTAATTGTTTCAACTTTATTTCGTCTTATTTCTACCAGGTCACAAACTACTTTTTCCCCATCCCAAATCCAGGAGGATTCACCGAAAACACCGCTCGGCGGTCCTTCGATCTCGCCTAAAAATTCGTGATTTTCAGATAGACGCGCCCGACAAGCATCCTCCGATTCTTGCCGCATGATCGAAACCTTTTTTTTACCTGTCCACCTATAAGCATAATATTTCATTTTAAACCGCCTCCGTAAAGCTCCACCATGAATCGTCCTTCAAGGTTACGACGTTACCGTTATCGGTCCCCTGAGCATAAACCAAGGTTATGTCGCCCGTCGTGGTTACGTTTATGTAACCTTGAACCTCAAAGTGCTGTACTTGGTTCGCTACCACGCCCGCTTTAGAGGCGGGTACATCGCCTAATACTTCTATCACGTTACCTTGCGCCCATGCCGCGCTGCTTGTATCGTCCACGGCGGCGCCCCTAAAGACCACTGACATGTCACTAACAACGACGCTACTTCCAGTATCCGCAAAAATACTCCATAGGATATCGGGGGTAGCCGATGCGGTTAATACGCGCATGTTCCCTAAAACTTTGTACCTTTTACCGCCCGTTAAAGTAACGGTCAAACCTGAAACTTTGTTAGTTAAGTCAACGGCGGTGTCGTTTTGTCGCCCACTATCATCGGCGGTTAATTGTGCTTCCTGATAATCAGCAGCAGTACCCGATGCGTTATCATTAGCCCAAACCAAATTATGGACGCCGCCGCTAGGGGTACCACTAATTTTTAGCACCTGGTCGGCCGATCCCGTATTTGTTGGGAATACTAACTCGATATCTTCATTCGATGCGTGCGCGCCCGAACTAAAAGTTGTTTTTCTAAAATTAGTCGCCGACGTTGCAATGAAACTCCCCGCACTTAGCACTGTTCCGGCCTCTATATCGTCAATCGACTGTATAGTTGACGTGGGGGTAAAGCTAGTCCCCACAATCAAATTTGCGTTGCTAAATTCTACGTTATTACCATCAACCGTTAAGTTACCGCCCAAATAAGATTCAGCGGTGCCAGTACAATTAATGGCTTTTTTTCCTGTTCCACTTGCCATATCAGTGGAAAAAGCATCGGTTGAAGTCGAGGCGGTTTGATTATCAACGTGGAAGCCGTGAAAGTTAGTAACTCCAGTCATGGCCTCGCATTTTGCGGCGTAAGCATTTGTGGCGGTCGCCCCGTTATCAAATGTACCTTGAAGCAATAACCCCGCATACTCATCTACTGCAATAGTTTCATCGGTATCCTGGGTGAAATTTGGCGAACTTCGATAGCCGTAAAGGTCCAGTCCAGTAATATCAAAACCCGCCCCGGCGTCAACCGTGGGCGTCGAATCATAACTATAATAATAGCCTAAATCCGTGTCGGCTGCGTCGTCATGCGTGAATGTATTCGCGTCTCTAAAAAATAAACTCCCGGAGAATCCCCCATCCCCGGCACTTTTAATTGTTTGAGCACCACGAACCCCCATGTGGATACCCGCAGCGGTGCTGATATCAATCGTCCCGTCAAGTTCAATGGTAGGTTCTACTACGGTCACCGATTTGGTGTCCGTAATATGCAAAGGGTTTGAGGGTGAAGTATTGCCAATAGCTAACCGACTATTAGTGTCATCCCAATAAAGATCATCACTCTCTGAAACTTGGTTCGATGCATTTTCAAAAAGCACCCTACCACTTGCCCCGCTAGTGATAGCGGTTGAATCAATAGTTATCCCACCGCCGCCGCCTGGCAGGTTTCCAATTTGTACGCGCTTTTTATTATTGGAATCCGCCGAATCCTCAATAATTAATAAATCCGCCGAAACAGGTGAAGCCTTTTCAGTAATTAATGAAATTTCCCCGGCTACGTTATCATGGATCGCGTCGTTATCGGTTCCCGCCCCTAGGAAATCCGAAACAAGCGCCTTTTTTAAATTGTCGGTATCCGATGCGTCGGCAATTAAAACGTGATCCGTTCCCACCGCTGTCACTAAAGTTTTATTTGTGATCGCCGTTTTATCAACGGTCAACGCTCCGCTTCCCGTCACTTCGCCCGTGTGAGTCGCATTAGAAATCTTCGCGTTGTTGGTTGCAATGTCGGTTTCCATTGTGTCCAGGTCAACCGCTTGTGTCACGGTTAAGTGACCGACCTTGGTTTGTTCGGCGTCTGTATAGGCATTAGTATTGGCCTCGGCTTCATAAGCCGTTTTAATTTCCGCGCCCGTTTGATCGGCGGTTGCACCGTCTTCAACATTTATTATCGTTCGAACTTGCGCGGCGGTTAAGTCTTCCGGGTCGCCCGTTGCGGCGGTAATTCTTCCCTTAATGGTATTTTGCGCCATGTCCGATATTTTTGTATTATCAGCGGCATTGGCAGCAATAGTGAGCGCCGTTGATCCCGTGACATCGCCCGTATGTGTCGCATTGCTAACCTTCGCGGTGTTAGCCGAAACGTCGGAATTATTAGAAACCTCCGCGTCAAAATCGGTTATTTCCGACGCGGTGTGTGTGTGTGTGTCCGGAGTCGCCACGCTTAAATCCCATGCGGCGCCCGTGTCATAGTACCATTTCTTTTCATCGGTTGCGTAATAGTACCGGCCGGCGGTTCCGAATGCGGGGCGCGATGCAATAACCCCTTGTAAAATATCCCGGTGCTTATCAGCGTCGGCGATATGAGAATCGATTTGCGCGTGGGTATTTGTTCCCTTATTAGTTAAAAGCGCGTGATCGGTTGTGTCGTTATCAACGTAGTTTGTCGCATGAATGGTTCCCGCACTTGCGGCGGTCCAGTCAATATGTTCATTGGCCACAAAACCACTTAATGAATCGTGGGGAATGTTTCCGACCTGGATTCTCTTTTTATTGTTCGTATCGGCGGAATCCTCAATGACTAAAAGGTCGGCGGATACCGGGGAAACCTTTTCAGTTATTAAAGCAATCTCACCGGCCACATTATCATGTATAGCGTCATTGTCCGTTCCCGATCCTTGAAGGTCAGAAACCAAAACTTTTTTAAGATTATCCAAATCACTAGAGTCGGCCACCAGGACATGATCGGTTGATGCGGCGGTCACAAGTGTTTTGTTAGTGATCGCGGTTTTGTCAACGGTCAATGCTCCGCTTCCTGTCACTTCGCCCGTGTGGGTTGCATTGCTAACCTTCGCGTTGTTGGTTGCAATGTCGGTTTCCATTGTGTCCAGGTCAACCGCTTGTGTCACGGTTAAGTAACCTACCTTGGTTTGTTCGGCGTCGGTAAATGCGTTTGTGTCCGCATTAGATTCGTATTTTGTTTTTATGCTAGTTGCGGTTTCACTGGCAAGTTTCCAATCGGAACTTGAGCCCGTTCCCGCCGAAATATAAGCATCGTCCGCCGTTGTATCAACGTTAACCTCGCCGACCCTTGAAGGGGTTGAAGTAGGCGCGCCCGCTTGAGAACTAATTAAAGAATATTGCGTGTGATCATCCGCGCCTAAGTTTAATAATGATGAATGTTCCGATGCTGCAACGGGGCTTAGTGTTAAATCGAATGCGCTGTCAAGTTGAGTGAATGACGAGGAGTTCTTTTTTATTATGACCTTTCCAACTAGGCGAGCATGGTTTTCGGCAAAATGTCCCGGAACCCCATTGGGAACCGATTCTTGCGCTTGCGATAATGTATAATCGCCTTGACCATAAACGGAATATACATCGCCGTCTTGAGCTAGATAAATCCAGTGAACACCATATGCATTATTTGAAAGTGTGGCTAGGCCGACTCCAAAATCATTATATTGGGTGTTGTCAATTTGAGTTTGCGAGGCGGTTTCAACCCACGATGTTCCATTCCAGTAAAAAGTTCTAAACGTATCAGAGACGCTCGAATTAAACGCCGCCGTAGAAAATTGGGTCAAGCCTTCCCACCAAATACCCGCACTAATAGCAATGCTTCGCGTTCCCGTTTCACTAATAACGCCGCCCGATTCCCTGGCAAATGGAACAACGGCGGTTAGTCTTCGAATAATTTTTGCTGCTTGATCACCTACGGCGGGGCGGGTGTCTTCTGTAATGTGAAGCGTCGTTCCCGACCTATAAACGGTCCCTAGCAAAATGTTAGTTTGATAGTCCGTTCGCTCGGTGATGGAGGCTATAACTTGAGGCGTTCCCGCGTTCCATTCCACATAAACATAATTCATGTCATTATCTGTCAATGCAACATTTGCGCCCGATTCGGCCGCCCAGTCGGTATACTTTATTTCAGCGGTTTCGGAATTGGTCGCGCGAATTAATCCCGTTCCGGCCGCAACCGTTATGGTTCCGTCGGTGTCATCCGTGATTTGTCCGCCCGAAATAACCCCGGAGCTATGAAAAATATCCTGTAGATGCTGAATTGTCGAAAAGGTTGAACCCGAAACCCTTGCAAGTTCTAAATTTCCCGGGGTTGTGAATTCGACCGCCGTTTCGCCCGCGTTAACTTTCACAACTTTTTCGGCGTGGCCGGTATAATTCGCCGGTGTATCTGTTAGGCCGGTGAATGTCGAGCTTCCCCCTCCGCCGCCCGCACCGATTTCCTGAAACGTCGGGGTTGTACTTTTTACCAGGAAATAAGTTCCGGTGTCCGTTTGATAAACCATTTTGTGAACATCGGCCGCTTGATAACTATATGCCAGGCGCGCCGCTTGATCCGCGAAGGTTTGGAACGTCAGGGCGTGAATGTCGGTGTCTGTTAAATCTTTATGAAAACTCATAATTAAAATTCCTTAGTTATAACGTTCCCACTGTTCGACACGGAAACGCTAGAATCCTCCGCCGTCACAATAACGTCGGGATCAAAAGCCGAACCGCCCGCGCCCGTTTCGTAATAATCAAGTGAACCGGTGAACGGGTTAAACTTCCAAGGCATTATTGCAGCCTTTCAACGGAAGTTAAATCACTTTTTGACGAATTGGTATAGGTTAGCTCGATAACGGCGGTGATCGTCCCCCCGCTTCCTCCTGTCCTATATGTAAAATTTTCGGTTGTGGAAGTGGGATAGGTCACTCCGATAAAATCGAAAGTCACGCCCGAAAGTAAACCCTCTTTTATTGAAACGTTCAAGGCTTCAACCCCATCAATAGTGGTCGCGCCGATATTCCTATGATCCGACGCACCGGGCGAACCCTTGTCGACGGTTAATTGTGTTTTTTCAATGCGATTCGGTGAATAGGCCATAATTAAAAACTAAAAGTCCAAAAGGCGACGTAATGAGGTTTCAATGACATCACGTTTTTGATTTGTTCGTCTTCGGATAAATCGGAAAAACATTCGCCGCAATAAGTCGGAACGATGTTCGACCGTATTCCCTCGCAAGACACACAAAGGAATTTTATCTCGTCTTTTAACATTAATAAAAAATAGTTTTTGGATCAATTCTCGTCAACTTGCGCGGTGCGTTTTTATTTTAAGTATTAATGGGGGACCATTATTCGGTGAGTTTTTGGAATAAAACAAAAAAGGCTAAGGTCACCCGTGAAGTTAATTATTGGATTCGGGCGCTTATGCTCGAATCATGGGATATTCGTCTCGAATTCGAAGTGAACGATTCGGCGGATTATGCTGCCAATGTTTCGATTGATAATTCCTATACTCGCGCGCTTATAACCGTAAACGCCCACGCCTTAAAGCCGCCCAATATTTTAAACGAGGTGATTTGCCACGAACTTTTGCACGTTGTTTTATCGGGATTAAGCAATTCAAGCGCGCAACTTTTATCGGGAACCCTGGTCACGCATAGGGAATTGATCGAAGTTGAGGAAAAAACGGTTGAACATTTAACAAGAATATTAAACCGGGGGATTTGATGGGTTCAAAGGATTTGACGCACGAAATAATAAAAGACCTAAAGCGGGTTGCACTTGAGTTGAACAACCCCGCATTGACTAGATCGGAATATCTCACGATAGGAAAATTTTCCAAACGTCGAATCAACGAGGTTTTTAGCTCCTGGACCATTGCCAGGATTTCCGCCGGTCTTGAATCGTCCAGGCAAAAATCTAAAAAGGAAATGAAGTCGGAAGTTAAGGAACGGATCACGCAAGTTTATAAAAGGAATATTGATGAACTTTTGGAAATGCCAAAACTAGGCGCAAGCATTCCGCACTTCGAAACCTTCGAACCTACTATTGCGCTAGGTGATATGCATTGCCCGTGGTGGGATAAGGAAAAAATCGAAAAGGTTTTGGCTTTTTGTGAATTTATGATCGGTAAAGGGTTAGTCAAAAACGTGGCACAATGCGGCGACGCTTTTGATTTGCTCGCTTATTCTCGTTTCCCATCCCCAAAAACTTCGGTACTTCCTCCCGACATTGAAATAGACATCGCCCGAACACAACTTGAATTTTTTTGGGGATCCATTAGGGATATGATCGGCTCAAAAGATATTCGGATGATTCAACTCTTAGGGAATCATGATGCGCGCGGTTATATTTCAATGATTAATAAAAACCCGGAAATTGAATACGAAACGGATTTTAGAAAAAAGTATTTGTTCGACGGCGTGGAAACGCATTTTAATTTAAAGGAACCTTTTGTGATCGGCGGTAACGTTGCATACACTCATGGATACAAGGGACAAATCGGATTGCATAGATCGCAACACAAAATGCACGTTGTTCGGTGTCATACTCATCGACCTGGTTTGGTTTGGAATCCGGTCGAAACGGTCGCAAGTTTAAACACGGATAAAACGGCCAGAATGCTTTTTGAAATGGATCTTGGATATTTGGGGGATCCTTCTTCAAAAGCGTTTTCGTATTTACCAGGACCAGAGCCACGATGGGGTCACGCGATCGGATATATCAGCGAATTCGGACCGAATATTTTTGAAATTTAAATTTCCCCCCCGCGCAATACTTAACGAAAGGGCCGCGCATAATGGGGGGGATTGAGAATGAATGAAGTCACAATATAAACCCTAAGAACACTCGAAGCAATACTTTCGAACCGGCTTTATTTCTTCAACCATTTTTATTCCGGTATTATAGGAGCCTTTAAAAATTTGAAGGAATGAAGGCCCGTAGGATTTCCATAACTTCTTTTTGATGCGCCATGACGCGGTTTCGACGCCTTTATATTCAACGTAAAAAACTAACCCGGTCTTTTTTTCTTTGCATTTAAAATCGGGTTTATAAAGAATCTTCGCGGCGGTGAGATAAACTTGCGGTTGCGTTTGAAGGATTTCAATTTCGGGATCATTTTTTAAAACCTCATAACATGACGCCTCGCCTTTACTTGCGAAGGTTAGCCCGTCGATCCTGGTTTTTTGTGCTTTATATTTATTTGCTTTCACTTCAAAAGTTTTATCAATTCAATCACGGTTACTAATAACCCGGCCGCGCCGGTTCCTATCAATGTGATTTTGGTTTTAAATAATAATATTTCGCGTTCTAATAAAATAAGTTTTTCTAAAAGTCCGGTGATTTTTTCATCTAACTTCTGAAGGTTTTTGTCGCTTCTTTCTAGGGAATTTAAAACGTGTTTTGACCATTCGGCCCAATCGGACATTATTTGGTTCCTCCTAGGGGGAATCTTAAACATGATGTGTTATTGCGTTGCATTGCTTCCCCCTTGAGAGTCGCACCGTTCAAGTTATCACGGTGCATTAATTGTTCGGTGAGTTGTTTTAAATAACTAAGGTCGGACATGGCGTGAATGAAATAATAACTTATTAACGGATTTTATCAAAAGCGCGGTTTATATATTCGACGCGCTCCTGGAAATCCTGGTCGGCATCCCTGGAAGCTATATTAGCCTCCCATTCGCTTTTCAGGGTATCGGATACGCAATCGCCCACGATGGGTTTGGAAAATTGATTAAGGCGCGATTTTGTTCCTTTTTTATGTCGCCGCAAAATTCGGCCCATTGCATTAATCATGGATTCGGGAATCCCCTTTTGACGCATGGAGTTCAGAGACTCCCGAATCCTCTGTTCCCGACTTGTTTCGTCGTCTATTTTTTCCAATACCATGACACGGTTTGCTTATAGCAATTGGGATCATCTTTAGTGAAAATTTTATTTCCTTTTAAAGTGATCATGTAAAGACCTGGAAGCGCGCAATCGGGGCAAGGTTCACCCCATCGGCTTCCAGTGTTCTTTGAAATTAACAGCCTTCCACTCGCTCCGGTTGATTCCTTAGTTTCCTTCAGGGGCGCAAAAGTTGACCTAAAAGATACGGTGGCTTCGTTACACTCATAATCGGCCACGTCGTTCCATAGAATGCCCACGGCTTCGGCTTCGACCTCGAGATTGAAGCAAAGCCTAACCTCTTGACCTTCTTCCAGGCGAATTACTTTAAACTTTCCGTTCACAAGGTTCGCACTTGGTTCGGTGATATAAGCATCGCAAGCGATGGGGGGAAGTTTAGGCGCTTCGGGCTTAGGCTCGACGGGCGTTTCCACTTTGGGGTCGCAAGCCATAATAAATAAAGCCGACAAAATTAATACATTTTTCATGAATATTTCCTTTCGGCTTTAATTTATAGACGCATTTTATTTAAAAGGGAATTCCCCGTCCATCGAAGCGTCGAACTGGATGGGTTCAACGCCGCGTTGCTTAGGTTTGTTAGGGTTTCGATTCTCGACGGACGGGGAAACTTTTTTAACTTCTTTTGGTTCAGGCTCAACCGGTGTCGCTTCGACTTCGGAAATAACCTCGACTTCGGGTTGATGATTCGAAATAACATTTTTTAAAATCACATCTAAATCCGACTTAAATAGTTCGGTTAATTTAAAACTTTCGTCCCGGTGGAAATACTTTCGAACGGCTTCCTTTAATTCCTCTTTACTCTTAAATCCCGCCTCTTTTGATGCGGCGTAAAGGGTTTTTAAATCCTCCTGGTCAATGTTACTTAGAATTTCATCGCTTGAATAAATACCCGAAAGGTCATTCGGGAATGCCTTCCTCAAGGCCAATGCTTCGGCGCATTTTGCGAGCATAAGCGCGGGCATAGTTGACCAAACTCCGGTTTTTTTCCCGTATTCCTTAAATAAGGCGACCGCCGTGATCGGGGTTGAGATTCCTTTTTTTCTAACACTCACACGGGCGGCGGCGGGAGGGGAATCCTTCAGCCAAACGTCAACCCAAACCCCATCAATCCCGCACCATTGCGTGGGTTCCTGCCCGTCATACTTTCCGGTACGTTCAGCAATAACCCGAAACCCATCAATGGAGGTTTGAATAATTGGGCGCCCACCGCTTTTAATAAAATAAATTTGTCTACTAAGGGGATCTAGGCCGGTTTTGGCAACGTATCCCATAAAAAGTTGAACCTCAGAATCACTTGCACCCTGGCAAATAACATTCTTGATAGTTTCAACTTGTTCCTTAGAATAATTTCCGACTGATAAACTTTTATCGGTTGTTTTAACTAGACTGTTCATTCTCACGTCCCTTCCGTGAAAGGGGTTTAATCATAACGAAACTAACCTGGCAATAAAAAAGTTTCATAACGCGCTTCCAAGCGCACGGCGACATCTATTAAGGTGTAAGGGAAGTGAAAGGGTCGCGCGTAATAGTTTCAAAAACAAGGCGCCCGATCCAATACTTAAAAGAGACGAACCCGCAAGGGGGAACGCAGAGCCTTCCGGTCTAATAGCGGAAATATCGGAAGGACACGGAGTCGATACTGGACTTGGTTTTTTCAAAAACCACGGCTTTTTTAAGGTGTTTTTTTTTAACAAAAAATCGCGCGCCGTAATGGGTTGTTATATCTGCTTTTTAAATAAAGATTGTTTAAAAAGATAATTCTCTTTTATCTTAATGCGAAGAAT